ATGAATGCGAGCGATCACGAACCGATTAGCTTTGCTGACCCAGTGGCGGCGCGGGAGCATGCGCGCGAACGGCGCGAGTGGATGTGCGACCTCACTCCGATTGATCCTGACCACGTCAGCTTTCGGTATCGAATGGCCAAAACGATTGCGCCTCAGACTCAATCTCCAGAACAATTTCAGCAGATCGAAAAAGAAGATCTGGTTTTGACATTCCGCCGTTGGCTTCAAATCCGCTTCGCCCGGCGAGAGAGATCAATAGAAATCCGCTTTTGGCGATATATGCTGTGCACAACAGGAAGGCATGGCGTTCTGTTTCATCAGACATCTTCCGGATCTTGGGTTCGCGCTGGCTACGAGCTGCGCCGAGGAATTTGCGGATCTCGGTTTTGTGCTCACATAAAAAGGCAAAGATCCCCCGTTCGCCGAGTTGTTCGTAGCTTGATCGCAGCGCTTCGATGCCTTCGTTCAGCATTCGCTGGTTCAGCCACTCAAGCTCGTCGTGAGCCCAGTCCTCGTACTTGCTCAAATCCATCTTGCAGGCCCCTCACAGGCGGTGCGGGGAATCGCTACCGCTTCAGAGTTTTCGACGTACCCGCTGGGGGCGATCTCGACACCGTTCAAAACGCACCCGGCGATGAACATGCAGCTACCGAGATCGAGTGGCGCGCGGCCGAAATCGACCGCCCGGAACTCACCTTTCGCGGCCTGTTATGGGGCTTTGGCTTCACCATGCTGATCGCCGCTGTTGTCGTCCTCAGCGCCGCTTTCATCTGCGCCATCGGGCCGGATCGCTGGTGAGCGGCCTCAATCCTCAAATGCACGGAGATCCCATGACCGATATCGACCAGACGCCGCGTGCGCGGGTGCTTTCGCTGCCCGGACCTATGGTCATCGACAGCGTCCGCATGGACACGATGGTGATGGGCCCGGATGGCGACATGGTGCGCCCATGCCTGGTGGTGATCCTCACCCCAGCCATGATGCCGGGGCCGTTCTTTTCCTACAGGCTGCCAGCCAGCGTTGACGAAAGCTTCCGCGAGCTGGCCGCCGCGATGCACGATGTGCTGGGGGATGAGCTGTGAGCGCGCCATTCGCCAAGCTGTTCGATACAGCCTTCGGTCAAATTCTCGTCACAACCGAGAATGAAAGCGGCGACAATTTCGGTCCGTGCCTTTCCATTCGTGGAGAAGGAAACGAGTGGGCCAGCCCCACCGTCACACATGGTCCATGGAAAGATAGCCCCGACGGGCGAGAGTTCCGCGACAAAATTTTCTGCGAATTCGACCAGGCGCAGGCTGACAAGTGGGCGGCCGAATTCACGAAGATGTTTGGACAGATTGGCGGTGCGGCATGAGCGGCATCAAAATATCCACTATGGGCCTTGGCTTTGTCCCCATCCGCCAGATCGATGCGTCCGACCGCCTGCGACCGGTCGACCCGGCGCAAGTGCAGCTGATCGCTGACAGCATACTGGCCTCGCGCCAGCAGGGCGGCAGGGGGCTGGATACACCGATCATCCTGCGCCCGTGCGGCGAAGAGGTATGGAAGCTGGTGGCCGGTGCGCACCGTCTGGCCGCCGCGCAGCTGCTGGGTGATGTCCATATCGATGCGATCGTGCAGGATATGAACGAGCTGCAAGCGCGGCTGGTGGAGATCGACGAAAACCTGTGCCGGGCCGAGCTGAACGCGCTGGATCGGGCAGCTTTCCTCGCCGATCGCGACCGCATCTGGCGCGAGATGAACCCGGATAAGGTGGGTAGCAAGGGCAGCAACAAGGCCCGCTGGCATCGCGGCACCGATCAGAACGACAAGTTGTCGTTCGGAGCAGAGGCTGCCGAAAAGATTGGCCTGTCGCAGCGTTCGATCCAGCGCGACGTCAAGATTTTCCGCATGCTTTCGCTCACCCCCGAGGTGATCGACCAGGTGCGGGGCACTTGGCTGGAGGATAACCAGCAGCAGCTGAAGGCGCTGGCTGCCATGCCCGCAGCCGAGCGTGGCGCGGTGCTGGACCTGCTGTTTCGCGGGGAAGCACCGGCCAAGAATGTGGGCGCGGCGATCGCCGAGATGCGCGGGCACCGCGAGGCTCCTGTGGCGCCGGACGAGAAGGCCTTTGCCGGGCTGGTGACGCAGTGGACGCGGGCATCGGCCAAGACGCGTGGGCGCTTCCTCGACTATCTGCATTCGGCCGGAGCGCTGGATGACTACATCACCGGCAGCGAGGATTGATGCCGGTGGGCCGCCCTCCGCGCGACACAAGGACGCTGGACCTGTTCGACGACTGGCAGCCGCCGGAAGTCGTCCATCGGTTTGATGACCACATGGTGCGGGCGGCGAACCTGAAGAACAAGATATCGCTGGCCGTGGCCGAAACGCTGAAGGGCAGCGAGCTGACCCGCGAGGCGATCTCTGACGCCATGGTCGATTGGCTGGGCGAAGGGATGAGCAAGAACCTGCTCGATGCCTATGCCAGCCAGGCGCGCGAAGAGCATGTGATCAGCCTGCTCCGCCTGATCGCGCTGATCCATGCCACGGGCGACCTGCGCATCCTGCAGATGATCGCCGAGCTGTTCGACCATTCGGTGGTGGATGACCGCTATCTGCCATGGATCGAGGTGGGCCAGCTGGCCGAGCGGAAAGACGAATTCGACCGCGCGTTCGATGCCGCGCGGCGCCACGCCAGAGCGAGGTGCAGATCGTGACGAAACCCAAACCCTCATTTGTCGAGTACTCGCAGGCACACCGCGCGGCTTATGCGCTGGCATTGGAGCAGGGCATCACGATCCGCCAGGCCGAGGAAAAGCTGCGCCATCAGGCGGCGATGGAACGCCACCGCGAGGCAGCTAAGCGGCTGGCCGCGAAGATGGCCGCGCCGATCCGCTATGGCCCGCGCCACGAGGCGACGGATGAGGCGGAAACGGGCGCACCGGATCAACCCTGGATGATGAGGGATTGAGCCGATGACACGGATGCGGGCACCCCTTTGCTGGCGCTTGATCGATGCCGCCGCCCGCGATGGCAACTCGCAGCTGGTGCGCCGCTGTGACGATATGGCGCTGGCGCGCTGGGATGGCATGGGCTGGGTCTATCCCGCCTCCGGGGGCGTTGCGCTCGATTTCCAGCCTGTTGAATATTACCTGCCAGAGGGAGCGCGTGCGTGAAGCAATGGTTCACCGCCGCCGAGCTGGCTGGAATGGCGCTGCCGGGGATGCCTGCGACCAAACGGGGCATCAACATGATTGCTGATGCAGCAGGCTGGAATGACCCGGCGCGCGGGTGGGATGCCACTAGCAACCCAGCGGGCGTGTGGCGCAAGCGCGCCGGGCGTGGTGGTGGGGTGGAATATCATTTGGCGCTGCTGGGCGCGGATGCGCAGGTGCGGGTGATGCTGGAGAGCGGCGCGCCGGTTCCCGAGCCCGAGGAGACAGAGCGCGCAAGGCTGACCGGCGCCGATCTGTGGGAATGGTATGACCGCCAGCCCGCCCACGCGAAGGACAAGGCCAAGGCGCGCCATGCCATGCTGCGCAAGGTGGAGGCGCTGGTGGCCAATGGGCATACCCGCGATGCCGCCGTGGCGCTGATCAGCAGCATGGGCGACAAGCAGGTGTCCGCCCGCTCGATCTGGCGGTGGTTTTCCGCCGTGGCCGGGCTCGATCGGCATGACTGGCTACCGGCGCTGGCCCCGGCCCATGCCGGTGGGGGCAGCGCGGCCGAGCTGACGCATGAGGCGTGGGAGCTGTTCAAGGCCGATTATCTGCGGTTGGAAGCGCCGACCCTCACCGCCTGCTATCGCCGCCTGTGCCGCAGCGCGGAGCAGCATGGCTGGCGCCTGCCTGCCGAGAAGACGATCGCCCGCAAGATAGAGCGCGAGATCCATCGCACGGTGCTGGTGCTGGCGCGAGAGGGCATGGATGCGCTGAAGCAGACGATGCCCGCCATGAAGCGCGACCGCAGCGGCTTTCATGCGCTGGAGGCGATCAATGGCGACGGCCACAAATGGGATGTGTTCGTGCGCTTCCCCGATGGCAGCATCGGCCGGCCGATGATGGTGGCGTTTCAGGACCTCTATTCGAACAAGATGCTGGCGTGGCGGTTCGACCGCAGCGAGAACAAGGAAAGCATCCGCCTGGCGCTGGGCGACGTGGTCGAGCAATTCGGCATTCCGGGCCATATCTACTTCGACAACACCCACGCCTTTGCCAACAAGGCGCTGACGGCCGGGTCATCACACCGCTACCGCTTCAAGACCCGCGATGAGGACCCGATTGGCCTGTGCGAGGCCATGGGGATAGCCGTGCATTTCGTGCTGCCCTATTCGGGCCAATCCAAGCCGATCGAGCGGGCATGGCGCGATTTCGCGCAGGATATCGCCAAGCACCCCGCCTTCGCCGGGGCCTATTGCGGCAACAACCCGATGGCCAAGCCGGAAAATTACGGCAACGCGGCGGTGCCCTTCGATGATTTCGTGCGCATAGCGGGGCAGGAAATCCATGCCTGGAATGCCCAGCAGGGCCGGCGCACCGATATCGCGCGGGGCCGTTCGTTCGATGCGGTTTTTGCCGAGAGCTATGCCTCCAAGGGCGCGCTGATCCGCACGGCCAGCGAGGGCATGATGCGCCAGTGGCGGCTGGCCGCCGAGGGCATTGCCGCCCACCGCAAGGATGGCTCGGTCATGATCCACGGCAACCGCTTCTGGGATGGCTGGCTGAGCCAGCATGCCGGGGACAAGCTGATCGTGCGTTTCGATCCGCAGAACATGCATGCCGGCGTGTTCATCTACGACCAGGCCGAGCGGTATCTGGGCTTCGCGCCGGTGCTGGAAGCGCAGGGCTTCGCCGATGTGGGCGCTGCCCGGGAGCACGCCCGCCAGCGCAACCTATGGATGAAGGCGGGCAAGGTGCAGCTGGCGGCCGAGCGGTCGATGACCGTGCTGCAGCGGGCGGCAGAGCTGCCCGAACCGCCGACTAGCGAGCCGCCCGAGACCGAGCACACTGTCATCCAGCATATTTTCCCGACCGCTGGCTCTGCGGCGCTGGCCGCCCGGCATGTCGCCATCAGCGAACAGGCGGCGGACCAGGACGAGTTCATGGCCCACTTCCAGAAGGGCCTGCAGCTCGTGCGGGATGACGAGGATTTCTGAGACTACCAACCACTTTTTAGGGGGGACAATCGTGAGTGCAGCAGCGATGAATTTTGAGCCGGAGCCACCGAAATACAATGAGGAGGATCTGAAGAAGGCGTGCCGGGTGCTGCAGGACGAGGGGCTGACCTTTGTTGCCCAGGCCAAGGAAGCCGGCATCGCCTATGGCAGTTTCACCAACTGGATAGCTGGCACCTATGCCGCCGACACAACCCGCATCATGGGGCAGGTGAGCCAGTGGCTGGCCGCGCGGGTCGAGCGGGCAGCGGTGGTGGCATCCATCCCTACCGCGCCGCCCTATGTCGATACGCCCACGGCCCGGCGCATCACGTCGCTGTTCACCTTCGCGCAAAGCTCGCCCGATATCGTGGTGGTGGCGGCAGGACCCGGTGTGGGCAAGACCACGGCAGCGACGGAATATCAGCGCACCGGCGCCAATGTGTTTCTGGTGACCGCACGGACATCGCTTAAGGGCGCCCACAATATCCTGCTTGAGATCGCGATCGTGCTCGGCGTGGAGGAGAGGCTGGGCTCGCGCCTGAACCGCGCGATCGGCACGAAGCTGAAGGGGCGCCGTGCCCTGATCATCGTCGATGAAGCCCAGCACCTCTCGCCCGAGGCGCTGGATGAGGTGCGCTCGCTGCATGATTTGTGGGATTGCGGCATTGCCCTGATCGGTGCCCCGTCGGTCTACACCAAGATCGAGGGCAAGAGCCGTGATGGCAATCTGGCCCAGCTATTCAGCCGGATCGGCATGCGCATGACACAGGCGCGCCCACGCCCCGAGGATGTGACCGCGCTGGCCGGCGCATGGGGCATCGTGGACCCCAAGGTGATGCGGCTGGTGCAGAAGATCGCCGCCCGGCCGGGCGCGCTGCGCGTGCTGACCAAGACGCTGAAGCTCGCCTCGATCGTGGCGGCTGGCGACGGCGGCAACGCGCTGAGCGAGGAAGCCATCACCAAGGCCTTCAACCAGCTGGGCGATGCCCTCGTTTCCTAAAAGGAGAGAGCTGATGAAACCGCTGACCCTAGCCATGGCCGACCGTGCTCATCGCGCTCTCACCTATGTGCTCGACCAGCTCGAGCGCCATGCTGAGCCCGAGGATATCATTACCGGCCTGATCGATAATCACCGCGCATATATTGGAAATTCCAGCGGCATTCATCAGCTGCGATACGCTGGCATCGTTTCCTCCAGCGTCACCAATGACACCAGCACCCTTCTTCATGGCTGGCGCCGCAACGCGGTCGTGCACCTTTCCATCATGATCTGAGGAGAATTCCGATGTCTAGCCACGTCCCGAAAACCCATGCCACCCACCCTGCTGCCGTCGAGATCAGCGGCACGCATTACCTGCGCAATGCCCGCGGCGATCTGACGCCGATCGCCAACATCAAGCCCATGGACCTGTTGCAGGACGAGATGGTGCGCAAGGCCATCGACTATGCCGAGGACCTCTCGGCCGAGCTGGCCCGGTTCCAGTCGCATTCCTATGCCGACATCGCCGCCTTCGACGCGCTGCTCGATCAGGAATATGGCGTGAAGGCCAAGGCCAGCACCAAGGGCAACCGCAGCTTCACCAGCTTCGACGGATCGCTGCAGGTGAAGGTGTGCGTGGCCGATCAGATCGCCTTCGGGCCCGAGCTGCAGGCGGCCAAGAAGCTGCTGGACGAGCTGATCATGGAGAAGGCGGAAGGGGCCGATCCGTTCCTCGTGGCGCTGGTGACGCAGGCCTTCAAGACGGACAAGGAGGGCAAGGTCGACACCGGTTCGATCCTCGCCCTGCGCCGGCTGGAGGTGGACGACAGCCGCTGGGCCGACATCACCCGCGCGATCGACGACAGCGTGAAGGTGTTCGGGTCGAAGAGCTACCTGCGGTTCTACCGCAAGGGCGCGGACGGGCGGATGGAGATGATCCCGCTGGACCTTGCCAGCGTGTCGCCGAGCCCGGCGGCGTTTGCCCGGCGCAGCCTGCGCAGGCAGGTGGAGGAGCTGCGGGAAGCGCTAGCCAAGATGAGTGGGCTGGAGGTTGAAAAGGCCATCGGCATCGGTGTGATCCATGCCCGGTTGCTCAATAACGATATCGAAGGGGCGCTTCATATTGTGAAAGGGCTACAGTCATGACCCTTGAAGAGCGCATTGCGCATATCGTGGCGATGGACTGCCTGACGCCAGCGGAACGCGCTGCGGTGATCCTTGCCCAGCCCCAGATCAGGGATGCTCTGGAGGAGGCCGGTGATTTGCAAATGTCGCCGGCCGAAATGGCCTTTGTGTGCAAGAGCGTGAAAGCTTTGGTGACCGCCAGGCACCATAACCTTAGCTCCCTCTTGGACAGCTTGAGGGGGCAGTTCGATGGCCGCCCCACAGCGTAACCGCCTGATCGGCGCGGTGCATGCCGCCAAGAAGGCCGCCGAGCTGGACGATGACACCTATCGGGCGATGCTCGATCGGATCACCGGAAAGTCGTCGGCCAAGGACCTGTCGGATGGCGAGCTGCGGCAGGTGCTCGATCACATGAACGGCGGCGCGAAGCGAATCGGGCATCATACCCGTTTCGCCCCGCCCAAGACTACGAGCCCCACGGCGAAGAAGGCGCGGGCGCTGTGGATCTCGCTGCAGGGGCTGGGCGCGATCTCGGACCCTTCCGAGCAGGCGCTGCGGGCATGGGTGAAGCGCCAGCACCATGTCGATGATATCGCCTTCGTGCGCCCCTCGCAGAGCTTCGCCGTGATCGAGGGGCTGAAGCAATGGTGCACGCGGCTGGGCGTGGACTGGGCATCCTACAACGATCCACGCCGGTGCGTGATCGCCAGGCAGGTCGAGCTGGCGCAGGCCAAGGGATGCGAATTTCTCCCCGGCTGGGGCCGCGCCATGGATGGCATGGCTGATGGCGAGCTGGATCAGACGATCGCAATGCTCGGCCGGATGGTGCGAGGCGAGCATGGCTGAAGCCGCACCCGGCTACCGCGAGAAATATGGCTACCTCCCCGCCGTCCTCATGCTGTTGCTTGAGGTGGTGGGCGAGGATGCCATGCTGAAGATCGCGGCAGAGCTGGGCGGCACGCGGACATCGGTGGGGCCGACATCGCGCCTCAAGAGCCCGCTGGAGCGCATCGTTGGGGCGCGGGCCACGGATCTGATCTTTGAGCGCGCGCGCCGTGACGGCTTGCTGCGGCTCGATATTCCCCGGATGGGCCGCACCCTCGAACTGCGCCGCCACCTGCGCGTCTTGCGCCTGCGCGCGGAAGGCACCATGATTGCCGAGATCGCGCTGGTGCTCGGGATGACCGAGCGCAACATCTATTACATTCTGGCCGATGACCGCGCCACGCCAGACCCGCGCCAGCTGGCGCTGCCCTTCTGATCATCGCGCCCTGCTGAGCGCCCCAATCTGACCTGAAGTCTTTCAGCCAGACGGCGGCCTATCGCACCCTCTAGCTTGCCCCCTGTAGTTATGACCGGGGCAAGGCATTGAGCGACAACTATCCAGCAGCGATCGATTTTGCCCTGTCTCATGAGGGCGTCGGCTATGTCGATGATCCGCGCGACCCCGGCGGTGCCACCCGATTTGGCATCACGCTGGCCACGCTGCAGGACTTCGTGCGTCGCCACGGTTTTATCGTCGACGGCATCGATCTCGATGTCGACCACAATGGCCATATCGATGTGAACGATATCCGGAACATGACCCGCGAGGTCGCCGTGGCATTCTTTCACGAGTTCGTGTGGGTGCCGCAGTGCCTGGACAAGGCCACCGACCCCAAGGTTGCCGCCAAGCTGCTGGACGAGAGCATCAACCTCGGCCCCACCGGCATTGGCCGCATCGTCTCCAACGCGCTGACAGCGTGCGGCGCGCGCGGCGTCCCCAATGGCCCGATCGCCGCTGCCGCCGTTGCCCTGATCAACGCGCAGGACCCGGCCCGCTTCCTCACCTGGCTGAAGCGCGCCCTGGTCGTGAATTACGAGCGCATCGTCGAGGCGCGCCCGGCCAGCCAAGTTTTCCTGAAGGACTGGATCGCCCGTGCCAACGCTTGAAAGGACAGCCCAGATGAAGGGTTATCGTACCATCATTTTCAGCGCGATCATGACCCTGGTGGGCATGCTGGGCTGGAAGATCAGCCCGCAGACCGCCAACCAGTGGGCGGATATGTTCGTTGCCGCCTGGGGCATTGGCGCCATCCTGCTGCGCCAGATCACCACCACGCCGATTGGCGGCGTGGTTGCCCTATCTGCGCCCGCGCTCTCGGCCGATGACATTGCCGGGCTGCGGACCGATCTGCAGACGCTGCTGGGCCATGCGGGCATCTCGCTTCAGGCGGCCCAGCTGGTGGCCAACATGTCGGGCAAGATCGACATGTTGGCCTCTGCCATCACGGCGGCCGCGCAGGCCAATGCCCTTCCTGCCGATCTGCCCGAACAGCCGGCCCCGGCCGGGCAGGTGGATGTGCCGGCATCGGCCGACGATGGCGCCGCACTCTCGCCATCGCCGCCGGTGTCGGCACAGCCCATTGCGCCTGCCGCCGCTCCGGCCCCCGCTCCCGTGGCTGAGGATCTGCCAGCGCCGGGGTCGGCCATTGCTGCCGCGCTGGCTGCCGCCGCCATCACCCCCGCCGCCTGATTTCATCCGCAAAGGACCACTTCCCATGCCCAAGATCGCCGCCCTCGGTTTCCGCCTCGCCTCCATCTCGGTCCTCGCTTTGGTCGATGCCCGCACCGCCAAGCTCTCGCCGGTGCATTCGAACGACCCGAACGACCCGAACAAGAGCTTCGCCAAGTTCATGCCAAAGGCGGATTTCGAGTTCAGCATCACTAACCCGGATGCGTTCGATTTCCTCGAACCGGGCGCGACCTATGACATTGTGATGGTGCGCCACGACAGCGGCCACACCATTCAGGTGCTGGCGCCCCCGGCCGGCGCTGGCGCCGTCGCCCCGCTCGATCTGCCCGCGCAGGGCGCCGAAGAAGGTGCAGGTACTGGTGACGATGGTCTCGCCGCCCCCACGGCGCTGGCTGGCCCCGGTGCCGCCGCCGCGCTGCCTGAGGGCGACCTAGCCGCCGAAGCTGCCAGCGCCGGTGCCCTCGCGCCGGCCGAGGGTGACGCTGCTGCTGCCATCGATGTCGCCGCCGGGGGTGCCGAAGCCCCCGCAGATCCCGCCGCCACCGGAGCTGCCCAGGCCTGACAGGCCCCGGTGATCCGCCACGGGGTACCGGCCGAACCGTCGGCCCCCGATTAGGGAGACTACCATGTCGAAACAGATGATCCTCGGGAGCTTGACCGCACTGGCGCTCCTGGCGGGTTGCACGGCAGTTCAGAACCTGCTGCCGCCCGCGCCCAAGACCACTGCGCAGTCCGTCTATGAGATCAAGGGCGCCCTCGTGTCAGCCGAGGATGCGGCGCTGGCCTATGAGACCACCGCGTGCCCGGTGGTGCGGCCCTGCACCGCGCCTGGCGCGGCGGAGATCAATCAGGCCATCGTGACGGCCGACTCTGCGGTGAATGTCGCCGAGGCGGCGGTGAAGAGCGGCAGCACGGCTACCTCGGCGATCGCCATCGCGCAGGCGGCCATTCAGGCCCTGCAGGCACTTGTCACTCAGTATGCGCCACCCACGCCGGCCGCCTCTACCACCACGCCGGCTCTCGCTGGCGCAGCCGCATCGGGAGCAATCGCATGAACCCGCTCGTTGTGCTTCAGATCCTCAATGCCGCCCTTGCGCTGGCCGAAACCGGCACCGAGGTCGCGTCATTCCTCAGCCAAATCTCTGCGCGCATCCAAGCCGATCAGGCGGCCGGCGTCGATATCAGCGCGGCAGACTGGTCGTTTCTTGATGCCGCCGCTGCCGCCAATGTCGCCGAGGCCGAGCAGCTTGCGGGCCACGCCGGCTCATCCATCGCCTCATAAGGAAGTGCCGACCCCATGAGTGATGGAACCGCTGCCGCCTGGGCGCATGTGTTCTTGCAGGCGCTGGAAATTCTGGGCGGCTTCGGGGGTACCATCGCTGGCTTCGCCGTGCTGCTGGCCCGCCGCACCTTCGTCACACGGGACGATCTGGCCGCTCACCTGAAAGAGCGCGACCGAAAGTTCCATGAGCTGGAAGGGCGGCTGAGTGCTGGCGACAAAAGGTTCATCGCGCTCACCGGCGCGATCGAGATGGTCAAGCTGGCGGCCGAGCAGGCCAGAGATGCCGCTGGCGAGGCCCGTGCCGCAGCGGACAGCATGGGCGAGATGCATGTCGAGATCGCCGATCTGCGCGGCGACATCAAGGCATTGGAAAGTGCCCTGCGCCCGATCGAGCGGCTGACCATGGGCATGGTCGAGGGCCACATGGCCGAGGGCCGGGCCACCAAACCGACAAGGAACCGCACGTGAGCCACAACCCCATCGTGCAGCAGAAGATCGACGAAGACCGGCGGCTGGTGATCCTGCGCCTGCTGGCCGATTATCGCGGTGCGCTCAATTCCTCCAGCCTCGAAAGCGCGGTGCGCGCCTGGGGCCACAAGTACATCGACCGCGCCATGATCGCCGACGATCTGAGCTGGCTGGCGACGCGCGGCGCCGTGCGGGTCGAGGATCTGGGCAGCAGCATCCAGGAGGTGAGCCTGACCGCCAAAGGCGAGCGCGTGGCCAGCGGCGAGGAGTGGCTCACCGGCGTTGCCCGCCCTTCGGGGGAATAGGGCGATGGCCGCAACCACCAGCAGAGTGCGCAGGCCGGGCAAGATTGCCCGCCTGCCGGAAGAGGCCCGCGCGCTGCTCGGCGCGCTACTCAAGTCCGGTTTCACGCTCGATCAGATCCTCGCCAAGCTGCGCGAGCTGGAGCTGCCGCCCGAGGCATTGCCTGGCCGCACCGCGCTGGGTCGCTGGGCCAAGCAGCAGGGTGCGATGATTGAGGAGATGCAGCGTCAGGCGCAGATCGGCGAGGCGCTGGTGTCGCGCTATGGCGAGGCCAGCGACAACCGTACCACCCGGCTCAACATCGCCATGGCGCAGGGCCTGCTCACCCGGTTGATGTTCACCGAGGAAGGCGAGATGGCCACGCTCGATGCCAAGGAATGCATGTTCCTGGCCGATGCCATCAACAAGCTGGTGAACGCGGCGAAGGCCGATACCGAGCGCGAGATCAAGATCGCCGAGCGGGCCGAAAAGAAGGCGAAGATCGCTGCGGCCAATGCCGTCGAGAAGGAGGGCCGCGCGAACGGTCTTTCGGCCGAGCTGATTGCCAAACTCAAGGCAGGGATCTTCGGCAAGGAAGCCGTGTAATGGTTGCGGCCGCCGCGCCCGCCGCGCCACCAGACGTTTTCCTGCGCTATCAGCAGGAGCTGATGCGGACCGTCTCGCACTATGCGGTGACAGTGGTGGAGAAGAGCCGGCGCACCGGATACTCCTGGGCGATCGCCGCCGATGCCGCGATGGTCGCTGCCGCCGACAAGTCGGCCGGTGGCATGGACGCCTTCTACATCGGCTACAATCTGGAGATGGCCCGCGAGTTCATCGACTATGTCGCGGACTGGGCACGGCACCTGCAGACGGCCGTTGTCGCGGTCGAGGAAACGTTCTGGACCGATCCCGAACACCCGGACAAGGAGATCAAGGCCTTCCGCGTGGAGTTCGCCAGCGGCTTCAAGGTGCTGGCTCTGCCATCCTGCCCGCGATCCTTGCGCGGTATGCAGGGCATGGTCATCATCGACGAAGCTGCGTTCCACGATGATCTGGATGAGCTGCTGAAGTCTGCCTTCGCGCTGCTGATCTGGGGAGGCCGCGTGGTGGTGATCTCCACCCACAATGGCGATGCCAATCCGTTCAACACGCTGGTCAATGACATCCGCGCGGGCCGCAAGCCCTACAAGCTGCTGCGCTGCACATTCGACGATGCGCTGGCCGACGGGCTGTATCAGCGGATCTGCTACACCAAGGGCGAGGAATGGTCGGCCGAGAAGGAAGCCGTCTGGCGCGCGGAGATCATCGCCTTTTACGGCGATGGCGCAGACGAGGAGCTGTTCTGCATTCCCAACGAAGGCTCGGGCACCTTCCTCAGCCTCGCCATTCTGGAAAAGTGCATGGAGCCGGACATCCCGGTGGTGCGCCTGGCCTATCCCACCAGCTTTGCCGAGCTGCCAGACCATATCCGCGAGGCGGAATGTGCCGATTGGTGCGAGCGGGAATTGCTGCCGCTGCTGAAGCGGCTCGATCCAGAGCTGTGGCGCTCGGTCTTCGGCATGGACTTTGGCCGCAGCGGCGATCTCTCGGTAATCTGGCCATTGCTGATCGGGCAGGATCTGAAAGCGCGCACGCCCTTCGTGGTCGAGCTGCGCAACGTGCCATTCCGGCAGCAGGAGCAGATCCTCTATTACGTTGGCGATCGGCTGCCACGGCTTCAGGCCGGTGCGCTCGATGCGCGCGGCAACGGACAGTATCTGGCCGAGCGTGCCATGCAGCGCTGGGGCGCAGGTCGCATCAGCCAGGTCATGCTCAGCGTTGAATGGTACCGCGACAACATGCCCCGCTACAAAGCGGCGTTCGAGGACCGCACGATCATCATCCCCAAGGATGCCGACGTGCTGGCCGATCACCGCGTCGTGGTCATGGTCCAGGGCGTGGCCCGCGTGCCCGAGCGCACCAAGGGCAAGGATGGCGGCAAGCGCCATGGTGACAGCGCGATCGCGGGCGCCTTGGCAGTCTTCGCAAGCCGAATGGACGTGGTGGAATACGAGTACACCTCTGCCCGCTCGCTGCCCACGCGTTCCCGTGACGACGACGACGAGGTGGCCGGATCGGGCGGCCTGACCTTCAATGATGGGTGCTGGTGATGGGACTGTTTGACAAAGTGGCCAAGGTGCTGGGGCAGGCTCTCGGCATTCCCGATCCCGAAGTGCTGAAGAGCGAGCAGGCCGCCGCCACCATCGCCGGCATCCGCACCATCATGGCGGGACACCCGGAAGAGGGGCTCGATCCGTACCGCCTGGCCGTGATCCTCAAGGGCGCGGAGATGGGCGATGTCATCCCCGCGCTCGATCTCGCCGAGAGCATGGAAGAGAAGTACCTGCACTACCGATCGGTGCTGGCGACCCGCAAGCTTCAGGTCTCGGCGTTGCCCATTCAGGTGGAGGCGGCATCCACCGATGCCATCGACCAGCGCGCGGCCGATATCACTCGCGAGGTGATGGACAGCGCGACCGTCAAGGGCGCCCTGTTCGACATGCTCGATGCCATCGGCAAGGGCTATTCGGTGTCGGAGATCATCTGGGATCAGCAGGCGACGGAATGGCGTCCCGACAAGATCCTGTGGCGACGCCCGCAATGGTTCGTACCCGATCGGGTTGACGGCACCACCATTCTGTTGCGTGGTGGACCCGGCGATGGTTCGAACTCGCTGCAGATCGACCCGGCCGAGGCGGCGCGCGGCAATTTCGGCACGCCATTGCCCTTCGGCAAATACATCACCCACATCCACCGCTCCAAAAGCGGCATCCCGATCCGGGGTGCGCTCAGCCGGCCAGCGGCCTGGGCATACATGTTTCAGAACTTCACCACCAAGAGCTGGGCGATCTTCCTGGAGGTCTATGGCCATCCGTTGCGCCTGGGCAAATACAACAACTCCGCCTCGCGTGAGGAGAAGGCCACCCTGCTGCGTGCGGTGCGCAACATCTCCATGGATGCGGCCGCAATCATCCCCGACACCATGTCGATCGACTTTATCGATCCGCCCACCACCACGGGCGGCACGCTGCACCAGGGCAATCTGGATTGGTGGAACAACCAGATCTCCAAGCTGGTGTTGGGGCAGACGGGCACCTCCGACACGGCGGCCTATGTGGGCACCGCCGATGCCCATGAGCATGTGCGCGGCGACATCCGCGATGATGATGGTGTGCAGCTAGCCACGCCGCTGGTCCGCGATCTCGCCCGGCCGCTGATCATGTTCAATATCGGCACCGGTGCGCGGCTGCCCAAGGTGACCATCGGCGAGCCGGAGAGTGAGGATGTCACCGCGTTGGTGGGCAACGTCAAAACCTTCGTGGCGCTGGGTGGCCGGGTGAGCGAGCTATGGCTGGCTGGCAAGCTGGGCGTACCAGAGCCGGCGCCGGATGATATCCTGCTGGCCGCGCCCGCACCGCCGCCCTCGCCCTTCGCGCCGGATGGCGGAGACGGCGGTGGCGGCGATAGTGGCGATCCGCTCGCGCTGCCAGGCCCCGGCGGCAAGGTAGCTGTCGCGGCCCAGCTGCCGCAGGCGGCGGCTCCGGTGAATGATGCGCTGGACGCGCTTCAGGCCGAGCAGTTAGCCGACTGGCAGCCGCTGGTCTCGCCGATGACCGATCCCGTGGCCGAGCTGCTGGAGCACAGCACCACGATGGAGGAGTTTCAGGCGGGGCTGGCCGGACTGATGAAGGACCAGGACCCCGCCAAGCTGGCCGAGATGCTCGCCCGCTCCGCCTTCGCCGCGCGCCTGGCCGGGCTGACCGGCGCGCCGATCGCGGGAGATGCATGATGGCCGAGGTGCATTCGACGTATGTGTTCCGAGATGAATACTACTGTCCGATCCTGCTCCCCCCGCTTCTGTTGTGGGACCGTCCGAGCCCTAGATCATACCATCGACCAAGGCGCCCCAAACCCAGTAACGTGCCATCGTCAAAGCGGGCTGCCGTGAAGGCCGCGCGTCGAGCCAACCGCGATCGTATCCGGCGGGGCGCGTGATGGCTGAGCCCAAGGCCGATCTGCTAGCCCGTATCCGCAAATGTCTCGCTCTGGGGAAGAGCAGCAACGAGCATGAAGCTGCCGCCGCCATCGGTAAAGCGCGCGAACTGATGGACGCTCATGGCATCACGCAAGAGGATATTCTGCTCTCGGAAATCAGCGAGGAAAGCGTGAAGGGAAATTGTGCCCAGCGCGCGCCACTGTGGGAAGTTGCCCTCTGCCAAACCATTCAGCATGCGCTGGGCGTCACAGTGTTGGTCGGCGCCGACGGCAAACGGATCTATATTGGTCGCGGGGCCGCTCCCCAAGTGGCAGCCTATGCCTTCGCAGTGCTGTTTCGCAAGCTGAAGGCCGAACGGGCTGAATATACCCGCACCCGTCTGAAGCGTTGTTCTCTGGCCCGGAAGCGGCAGCGAGCAGATGTGTTTTGCGAGGCTTGGGCCTCTTCCGTCTACAGCCAGGTCAAAAAGCTGATGCCACGGCAACCGGTAGACGATCGGGTTGGGCAGTACATCGAGCGACGCTATGGCGATGCGCTTACGACCGTGAGCGCCCGTGCCGCATCGACCAAAGGCCGCGACACATCAATGGATTATTGGGCCGGCCACGTGCTCGGTCGCGAAGTCGAATTGCATGGTGCGGTCGGTGGTAGCTCTGGCGGTAGGAAGGCACTCCCGCATGCCCCTTGAGCTGAAGTCCCTGCCGCCCGAGGAGGCGATCGCCTATCTGAAGGCCAAGGGCTTCGTGCTGTCGCCCACCTTCGACTGGCGCGACATGTGGCAGGCCGATCACGCTGCCGCCTTCACCGTGGCCAAATCCGCAGGCTTTGACGTGCTGGGCGATATCCATGCCGCCCTGGTCGACGCGATGGCGAACGGCACCACCTTCGCCGACTTCAAGAAGACCCTGACGCCCACGCTGCAGGCCAAGGGCTGGTGGGGCCGTGGCCTCGCGCCAGATCCCGAGACCGGGCAGCTTCAGGTCGCCCAGCTGGGCAGCCCACGCCGGCTGCAGACGATCTTCGATGTGAACACGCGCATGGCCTACTCGGCTGGCAAATGGACCAAGGCCGAGGCGACGAAGGCCACGCATCCCTACGGCCAGTATTGCGCGATCCATGATGACCATACGCGGCCGCTTCACCTGGAGTGGGATGGCACCGTGGTGCACATGGATAGCGACTGGGCGCAGACGCACGCCACGCCCTGTGGCTGGAACTGCCGCTGCGACTGGCGCTTCCTCTCCGACATCGAGCTGCATCAGGAGGGGCTGAAACTGGCCTCGCCGCCGGCGTCACCCACCCAAACCTACATCAACGCGCGCACCGGCGAGGTGACCGAGGTGCCGATCGGCGTGGACCCCGGCTTTGGCTATAACCCCGGCAAGGTCGCGGTGCAGATCCATGCGGCCCGCGTGGCGGCATCCAAATGGGTGGCCTATCCGCCGCAACTCGCCGCCGCCGCCTCGGCCGAGAGCGTGAAGTTCATGCTCGATGATCTGACCAGGGGCTTCGGGGAATGGGCCAATGGCAAGCTGGAAAGCGCCCGCCCCAACGGCGACCGGCGAGTGGTGGGCGCGATCCGGCAGGAGGCGCTGGACTTCCTCGACGCCCGCAACGTGACGCCCAGCTCGGGCGCGATCACGGTGGAGGACAACGCGCTGATGCACTTCCGCAACGCGCGCCACGTGAAGGGCACCGCGAAGCATGTGCCCAATGCCACCTCTGTTGCCGATCTGATGCGGCTGCCCGAACTGGTGGCCGCGCCCGACAAGATCCTGTGGGACAAGGCCAAGCAGAACCTGCTCTATGTGTTCACGCCCGAGGATGACCCGCGCGCGGGCAAGGTGGTGATGGAAGTGGGTTGGAGCCCCAAGGGCCACGGGCCGCTGTTCACCAACGGCGTGGTGCATTCCAGCCTGGTGCCGGCCGATGCGCTGGACAACGCCGGAACCTACGAGGTGGTGTGGGAGAAGTGATGCCGGTCTGGAGGGACGCCCTAGCTCCCTCATCTCGGCAATCTGTTGGATCGCCGCGTGGACATAGCGGTTTTCTACTTCAAACTGGCAGTGCCGATATAGGCCATGGACGCGCGATGTTCAACCGCAGCCATGGCCTCACGCACCAGCAGCGGCGCAATGGCGCGGCAATGGGCGAATGGGAGCGATGAGAGCCGACTGAGAGATGGGTCTGTGCGCAAAGCCGCCCTCGGATGGCCCTTGCCACTGTCAGGCGCTCACAGGGCTTCTATGGGGCTCGGCGCGTTGCGGAGATCGGCGGGGATCTGGCCCGGTTGACCTGAAGCGTTTCAGCCAGACGTGACCTTCGCTGCCGTGGAACAAGGGTGCCTCAACAGACGCACCACTTGCAAGGCTCTTTTCCGCCCCATGGAACCACAGGTCAGCTTCCTCGAAACCTGCTCGGCGCTGCCCTTGGCCGAGAATGGCGCCGCGCCCGATTGGCTGATGCTGTTTCCCGCAGGCACCAGCAACGGGGTGGATGGGCGCGGCCCATTCAAGCTGTCGCGGCCCGAGGCCGTGGTTGCCGCTTCCATGAATGACGGCCGTTCGCTGCCTTTCGACTATAATCACCAGACGGTGTTTGCCGCCCTGAATGGACAGGGAAGCCCAGCGTCAGGCTGGATCGACAAGCTCGAAGTGCGCGAGGGTGCGATCTGGGGTCATGTCGACTGGACCGGGCCCGGCCGCGCGGCGGTGGCGAGCCGCGAATATCGCTACCTCAGCCCCGCCTTCAAGCAGGACGCATCCGGCGAGGTGACGCACATCGTCAGCGCCGGCCTCGTCAATGCCCCCAATCTGCGGGAGCTGCCCGCGATCAACGCGCAATTGAGCGCCCTTTCTTCCCAGAAGCCCGGAGACCCAATCCCCATGGACAAGACTTTGCAGGACCGCCTGGCGGTGGCCGTTGGGCTGCCGATCGGCGCGCCCATCGAAACAATCGTGGCGCACGCCGAGACGCACAAGATCCAGACCGGCGCGCCCGACCCGGCGCTCTATGTGCCGATGGCGGCCTTCACTGATCTGCAGACGCAGGTGGGCCAGCTGCGCGATACGGCCGCCAGCGCCCATGCCACCAATCTGGTGGATGGTGCCGCCAAGGCCGGCAAGCTGACCCCCGCCATGCGCGAGTGGGGTCTGTCCTATGCCAGCCAGAATGCCGCCGGGTTCGAGACGTGGCTGGCCGCCGCACCGGTGATCGTGGCCGGTGGCATCGATCCCGCCGTGGCCGCCGCCGCCGAGGCTGGCAAGGTCGCAACCGGCGCGCTCACGCCGTCCGAGCTGGCCGTTTGCGCCCAGCTGGGCATCACCACGGCGGACTATACCGCCTCCAAGCAGAAGGCCGCTTAAACCATGGCTGCTCTCACCGCAGATTTCGATGCCCCCTACGTCGACGGCAAGATCCGCTCGATCCCGGTCGCGGCTGGTGTGAAGATCTATGCCGGCGCGCTGGTGGTGATGAACGCCGGCTATGCCGCGCCGGGCACCACGGCCACCGGGCTGATCGCGCTCGGCCGCGCCGAGCACCAGGTGGACAACACCGGCGGGGCTGCGGGCGCTCTCAGCGTGAAGGTTCGGCGTGGCCCCGTTGCCTGGAACTCGGGCGCGGGTGGCGATGCCATCACCGAGGCCAACATCGGTGCCAACGCCTACATCATCGACGACAACACCGTGGGCCTGACCAATGGCGGCGGTGGTGGCGCGGCCACGCGCTCGGTCGCGGGCCGGATCTACAACATCGATGCGGTGAGCGGCAACGTCTTCATCGAGATCATCTGAGCGCCCTCCAGCGCATCTGAAAGGCTAGCTTCCCATGGACCTCAATACCGCCAATTTGCAGATCCTGACGACCGGCGTGCAGGCGATCTATCAGAACGCCTTCAACGCCTATGCGCCAGAGGTGATTTACCAGCGCCTGTGCACCGAGAACACCTCGACCACCAGCGAGGAGATATATCCCTGGCTGGGCCAGTCGACGGGCTTCCGCGAGTGGGCTGGCGATCGCGTGATGCAGAACCTGTCGGTGCACAGCTACGCGATCAAGAACAAGAAGTTCGAGAACTCGGTCTCCATCCCCCGTGATGCGGTCGAGGATGACCGCTATGGCGTCTTCAATCCGATGTTCGCGCAGCTGGGCAAGGATGCCTCCGAGCACCCGGATGTGCTGACCTTCCAGGCGCTGCAAAATGCCGGCACCTTGCTGTGCTATGACGGGCTGCCATTCTTCTCCAACGCGCACCCGGGCAAAACCGCCGCGAAGCGCAACACCACCTATTCGAACGACATGGGTGGCGCCGGGGCGACCTGGTATCTGCTGTGCACCAAGCAGGTGATCAAGCCGCTGATGTACCAGAAGCGCCGGCCCTACAATTTCACCGCGCTGGTCGATCTCAAAGACCCCAACGTGTTCAAGCGCGATGAGTTCGACTTCGGCGTGGATGGGCGCAGCAACGTTGGCTTCGGCCTGTGGCAGACGGCGATCCGCTCGCAGCAGCCGCTGACCGCCGCCAATTACGAAGCCGCCCGCGTGCAGATGATGAGCTTCCTGCGCGACAATGGTCAGCCGTGGAACCTCGTGCCCGACACGCTGCTGGTGGGCCCCAGCAACGAGGGCGCGGCCAAAACCATCATTGAGGGGCAGACGATCGTCGTCCTGGCTGGCGATGGCGGCGCGGCCCCGAGCAACATCTGGAAGGGCACCGCCGAGGTGCTGATGACGCCCCGCATCACCTGGTAACGCCTGACAACCGCATAAACCCCGAGAGCGAGCGCAACCCCTGCCGGGCGATCCGGCCCGGCAGGGATAGCTCCATCAGGAACCGCCATGGCCGACGCTTACGCCTATTGCACCAGTGCCGATCTATCGACCCGCTATGGCACTGACCAGCTGCTGCAGGCGAGCGATCGCGATGGCGACGGCGTGATCAACGCCGATCTGGTGGCGGCCGCCTGCGCGGATGCGACCGAGCTGATGGATGGCTATCTGGGCGAGCGCTACACGCTGCCGCTCAACCCGGTGACCGGCATCGTGCTGGGCTGGGCCTGCGCCATCGCCTGGTACAAGCTGCAGTTTTCACCCCGCGAGGCGGACCGCGTGGCCTATACCGACGCGCTCGCCGATCTGGACAAGGCGCGCCTGGGCAAGATCGTGCTGCAGTCAGCCGGCCTGCCCGATGCCGCCATCGCCGTGGATGGCGAGGCGATTGAGATCTCCGGCGCACCGCGCACCTTTTCCAGCCACAGCCTGAGGGCCTTCTGATGGGCGGCTTGCAGCTCACAGCCACGGTCGAGGATGAGGCCACCAAGGTCTATGCCGAGATCGCCCAGCGGATGGGCAAGGGCAAGCCGCTGATGGCGGCGATCGGCCAGAGCCTGGTCTCGTCCACCATCCGTCGCTTCGCCACCCAGAGCGGGCCTGACGGCAAGGCGTGGACGCCGCTGTCCAAGGCCACGCTGAAGAAGCGCGGGCCGGGCGCCAAGGCGCTGCTGGCCTCTGGCCGCCTGCGCCAGTCGATCACGTTCAATGCCTCGTCCAATCAGGTCGAGGTGGGCACCAACCTGATCTATGCCCGCATCCAGCAGCTGGGCGGCACCACCCAGATGCCCGAGCGCACCACCACGATCTACCGCAGCCAGAAGGATATGGCCGCCGGCAAGTCGCGCTTCGTGAAGAAGTCCAAAAGCGACTTCGCCACGGATCACACGGTGGGCGCGCATTCGGTGACCATTCCCGGCCGGCCCTATCTTGGGGTCTCGGCTGCTGACGAGAAGACCATCGCCGCCCTCGTCCACAAATTCGTGATGGGGGGCTGATCGATGATCATCCGCCAGATCGAGGACGCGACGATCACCCGCATCAAGCTGGTCAACACCGTGCCCAACCTCGGCAATCTGCTGAAGACGGTGGACCGCTACTCGGGCGAGTTTGCCGACGAGAATTTGGACCAGCTGGTGACGATGGCGCCCTTCGTGCTGATCTCGCACACGCGCTCGATCGCGCTGCAAAGCTCGAAGACCGGCACGCAGTGGCAGGGTGAATTCACGCTGGTGTGCGGCTCGACCTCGCGCCGCACCCAAACGCTGGCCTCTCGCGTTGGCGGCGTGGCGTCGACCGAGCTGGGCTCGCGCGCGATCGCTGAGCTGATGCGCGATATCCTCTCGGCACAGCAGCTGGGCCTGCCCATCTCGGCGCTGGAGCCGGTGTCGATCGACGAACTCTATTCCGGCCAGGCGGGCGGTGCGGGTGGCCAGCACTTCTTCTCGGTCACCGGCCTGCAGTTCACCACGCGCTATTCCACCGCGCGGTCGACCGTTGCCGATGAAAGCGGCGTCGCGCTCGCTGAGATCGTCGCCATCTTCGCCGCCCAGATCGATGGCGGCCCCGCGATCGACGATCCCGACAACAACACCCTCATCCTCCCGACTGGAGACGACTCATGAATTTGCAACCGGTGAAGACGGCGGAAGGCTGCCGCCTGCGCGATCCCAGGACTCGGGCCGTGCTGCCCAATGTCAGCGATGCTGCGGCCCAGCCCGTATCCGTCGATCTCGACGATCCGCACTGGCATCGCGCGCTGCAATGCGGTGACATCGTGGTGATCAAGGCGGCCGCGCCGGCCGCACCCATGCCCGCCATCGGCCAGCCTGCCGCACCCGCGCCGGCCGCCGGCTCCTCTGCCACCGTCAAGAACTGAGGTCCGCCATGAGCAAGCTCACTTCGATCTCCTTCAGCCAGATCCCTGGAAATCTGGAGGTGCCCGGCACCTATATGGAATTCAGCGCGGCCAACGCCAACAATGGCGCGGCCGCTGCCACCTATCGCTATCTGGTGATGGGCCAGATGCTGCCTGCCGGCAGTGCCACCCCGCTGGTGCCGGTGCGCATCGTCGCCGGCAAGGCGCAGGCCGATATCGCCTTCGGCCAGGGCTCGATGCTCTCGAACGAGGTGGCCGCTGCGGTGGCCGCCAATGGCCAGGTCGAGCTGTGGGCGGTGCCGACGCTGGACAATGGCGCGGGCGTGGCGGCAACGGGTGCCATCACCTTCACCGGCACCAGCACCGCCGCCGGCATGATCACCGCCTATATCGGCTATTCCCGCCTGATTGCCCCCGCTCAGATCGGCGTGACGGCCGGGCAGACGGCCGCGCAGGTGGCCACCGCGCTTGCCGCCGCGATCAATGCCGCGCTGGACCTGCCGGTGACCGCGACCGCTGCGGCGGGTGTCGTTACCATCACCGCGCGGCACAAGGGCGTGGAGGCGGGCGCGATCGACATCCGCCTGCTCTATTCGTCGAGCGACGTGGTGCCCGCCGGGCTCACCGCCGCCATCACGGCGATGACCGGCGGCTCGGGCAACCCTTCCGCCACCGCCATCATCGCCGCGCTTGCCGACGTGCGCTACGACGTGATCGCCTGCCCATGGAACGACAGCGCCACCTATGCCGCCTGGGTGGTGGAAATGGCGCGGCGCTGGAATGCGCTGCTGGCCCGCGAGGCCTGCGTCGTCACCGCCTTCCACGGCAGCCCGGGCGCCATCGGCACCCAGCTGGCCGCGATGAACAGCCAGTGGCATGATTGCTATGGCAGCCAGGGCGCGCTGACACCGAACTTCGTGGAGGCAGCGGTGATTGGCGCGGTCTATTGTGCCAACCTGCCCAATCGGCCCAACGCGCCGCAGAAGGGCACGCTGCTGCCCAATATCGTCGCACCGGCGCAGGCCGATCAGCTAACCTTTCCCGAGCGCAACACCCTGTATCTGGAAGGTGGATCGTGCTGGGAGGCGCAGGCCGATGGCACCGTTACCATCGAAAAGGCGGTGACGACTTACAAGACCAACGCCTCGGGCGCGCCCGATACCAGCTATCACGGCCGCTGGGTGATGGCGACGCTGAGCTATCTGCGCCAGAGCTGGAACAGCTGGATGTCGGCCAAGTTCCCGAACGTTACCTTCGCCGACGATGGCACGCCGGTGATCTCTGGCGAGGTGACGCCGCAGATCCTCAGCCTGGCCACCATTGCCTGGTATCAGGCGATGATGAAGCTGGGGCTGGTGCAGGATATTGCCGGCTTCAAGGCCGATCTCGCCAGCATCCGCAACGTCGGAAACCACGCCCGCAACGACCAGCTGCTGGCGCCGCGCCTGGTGGGTCCGCTCGATATCATTGCCGGCCAAATGGCTTTTCAGGAGTAATCGAACATGGACCAGCTTACCGGCCGCGCCGACGTTTACGTCAATGGCGCCTATGCCGAAACCACGCAGGAAGGCTCTTCGATCTCGACCCTTGGCGGGATCGAGAACACCCCTGTCATCAATTCGCGAGGCCAGACCTCGGGCTACACCACCAAGGCGGTATCGGCGCAGATCAAGGCCGTGTTCACCCATGGCCCCGATTTCGACATCAGCGTTTACAACAGCGGCTTGCCCACCACGCTCGATTTCCTGTGCGACAACGGCGTCGTCTACCAGATGGCCGATGCCATCTTCACGAAGGATGAGGGGCTCGATGCCAACAAGGGCACCGTGACCATCACCTTCAGCGGCGACATCGAGAGGGTTTGAGCCATGAGCCTGCTCGACACCCACGCAGATCGGCTTGACTGGCAGGAGGATGGCACGGCCATCTTCACGCTTCTTAAGCCGCTGAAGACCAGCAGCGGCGAGGTTTCCACCCTTATCGCCAAGCGACCTTTGCTGGAGGATCTGCTCGCCAATGAAAAGGCGAGCGGTGATGACATGCTGAAGATGGCGATGGTGGTGGCGCGCCTCACCGGCCTGAAGCTGGCGGAAATCGACGAAATCCCCGGTGGCGACAGCATGGTGCTGGCCGAGGTGATGACCCGGATGCTGGAATATGGCGAGAAAGGCAGCCTGCTCGATCGCCATGCCGACCGGCTGACCATCACCGACTTCGACGCGTCGCTGAAGCTGCTGCGGCCCATCAACACGCCGCAGGGCGAGAGCGACGAGATCGTGGTGCGTCATCCCACCCTGAAAGAGACGCGCACCAATCAGGGCTCCACCTTGTCTGCTGCGGTGAAGCTGCTGGCGATCCTCACCGGTATCGGGCCGCTGATGCTGGGCAAGCTCGATGCACTGGACGGCATGATCCTGTCCGAGCTGGTGAGCGATTTTTTGGGAAAGCCCCGCCAGCAACCGAGTGGCGGCCGATAGCAGCCGACGTGGCAGCGGTGCTGAACACACCGCTGCCCATGATCGAGAATTACACCTGGGCCGAGCTGGCCGCCTGGCATGTGCAAGCCGTGGCGGTTGCGAAAGCCATGGCCAAAGCCAAGTCGGGATTTTGAACGGTGGGACAGCAGAACCTTGCCTACAGCCTGATCTTCAAGATCGTGGACGGCGCCAGCGCCAAGATCCGCGAGATTGCGCAGGTAATGGCCGAGCCCACCGCTGCCGCTGCCGCGCTGGGCGATGCGTCCGAGGCATCATCGGCACGGCAGGTATCGGCCTTTGCCAAGGTGAAGACCGCGCTGAGCGATGTCACCGAGGCCATGGCCGCGCCGATCGCCCGCGCCGCTGCGCTGGGCCGGGCAGCGGGCGAGGCGGCCGAGAAGTTCTCAACCAGCTTTGCCGGCATGGGCGCGGTGGTGGCCGAAGGGTTCAGCCTCAAGAACGTGGCCGATCAGGAAGAGTTCTTCCGCCGCCTGCAGATCAACACCGGCATGGCGAAGAACGCGATCGACGGGTTGAAGGAGTCGATCGGCGCGGCCGCCGCGCAATACGGCGTGGCCAAGGACAAGATGCTGGCCGCGATGGATGCCTATCGCGATGGTGGTGGCGATCCACGCACCTTCGGCCAGAATGCGGGCGCGCTGGCGGCCACGCTGCAACTGAACAAGAATATGGACCCGGGGGCAGCGGGCACGCAACTAGCCAGCCTTGGAAGAATGGGCATTACCGATCCCAAGCAGGTGCTCGCCACACTCGCACAGATGAACGCGCAGCTTGACCATGTGCCCGAGCGCATGGAGGCCGCCGCAGAGGCCAGCGGGCGCCTGGTGGCCGCCATGATGAAGCTGCATTATTCTGGCACGCAAGGAGCGCTGGCGCTGAACGCGGTCTATGCGGTGGCGGCCCGCAGCGCCGGTGGCAATGCCCGCGTGGCGCGCAGCGAAACCGAGGGCTGGCTTAACCAGCTCCAGACGAAAACCTATCGTGACCAGCTGAGCATGGCGATGGGCGAGCGGATCACCGATCTCAATGGCTTCGTGATGGACCCGCGCATCATCATGCAGAAGATGGCGGCCAAATATGCGGCGGTGCAACGCCTGCCGAAAAACCAGCAGGAAGCGGCGACCCAGCGGCTGAACGCGCTGGTGGGCGACAACGCCTCGCGTATGTTTGGCGCGGTCGGCGGCGAGATCGCGAACACCGGTCGCTCCACCACCCTCGACCAGGTGCTGGGTGCGAAGGGCGATGGCGCGCAATATCTCGACGATGCCACGCGGGCCAGCAACAGCCTGTCGGGTGGCATGCAGCGGCTGAAGAACGCCATGGATGAGGCATCGGAGTCGATGTTCACCGGCCCCCTCAACCTGTTCGTCGATGCGCTCAATTCCTGTAATGGCATCGTCGGCGACGTAGTGGTTGGATTGGCAGGGCTAGTAGCGGTCGGCAAGGGTCTGACATGGGCGGGTGAAGCTGCCACAGGTGTCTGGCGTCTCGTCGCAGCCCTGAGCACCGGACTCATCTCTGTGCTCGGCAGCACGCTTAATTTGGTCGGTCGCTTTGCCATCCTCCTGTGGGACGTCGCTGGCGCCCTCATCCCCGTCATTATCAATACACTCGCGTGGGCTGCGGGTGTGATCGCGGCAACATGGCCCATACTTGCCGTCATTGCGGCGATCGCGCTGGTAGTTGGCGGCATCTATTATCTATCAACCCACTGGAAGAAAACATGGGGCGAGATGCCGGCTCCGGTGAAGGCGGTCGGTGAATTCGTCGGTGGCGTGGTCGATAAGATCAAGCACTGGTGGGATAAGGCCTTCAACTGGATTGCTGACGGCTGGAAGAAGATGACCGACAAGTTCACGCTCCCGGACTGGGTGAAGCGTGTTTTCGGTATCTCGGGCGGCGATAGCTCGGGCTCAATCGGCAGCGACAGCTCATCCGGCGACAGCTCGTCGAACGGCGGCTGGTTTCACGACATGTGGGACAAGGTCACTGGCCATGGCGGCGCGCGGGGCCACAATGTCGGCAATCTGCGCAATGTGCATGGTGCGGGATTTCAGTCGTTCGCGTCGGATGAGCAGGGCGCGTTGGCCATGGCCCATCAGCTCCAGCTCTATGCCAATCGCGATCATCTGCACACCGTCGCCCAGATCGTGCGCAAATGGGCTCCCCCCAGCGAAAACAACGTCGGCGCCTATGTGCGCGATGTGACGGGCCGGATGGGCGTTGGTGCTGGCGTTCACCTCGACCTCGACAATCAGGGCACACTCGCCTCGCTGATGCATGCCATGATCCACCACGAGCAGGGCCATGACGTGCTGGGCATGGACCAGCTGGCGGCTGTGCTCACGCAAGGTGGATCGGCCACGAACCTGAATGCGGGCGGTGGTGGTAGCTCATCGCAACTCGCCCAGGGCAGCGGCGCGAGACTGGGGAAGGCCACGCACCACAGCGTGCTGGTGCCCAGCACGATCTACGGGCAGTCCACCGCCAGCACAGATCCGGCTCCGGATGCCAGTAGCGGCTCCGTTGGTGGTGACAGCAATCCGGCACGCGCGCACCTGACTATCAAGATTGATGCCCAGGGCCGCGCCAAGACCCATCTCGATCACTCGGCCGACATGGAGGCCTCGCTCGATCGCGGGACGTCAATGGCGATGAGCTGGGGATAGGCGATGGCATGGCTCGATGAACTCGACGATGCCTCGTTCCGGGGCGTGGCGTTCCAGGTGCAGAAGGACAAGCTGCGCGGCGGCCGGCGGCTGGCCAATCACCAGTATCCGCTGCGCGACAAGCCCAAGGCCGAGGATCTCGGTTCCAAGCAGAAGCAGTTCTCGTTCGACGCCTATTTCGTCGGCGTGGACGGCACGTTTGATGCGAGCGACAAGTTCGTCGACGCGCTCGATGCCGGTGGCTCGGGGCTGCTGATCCACCCGTCCTACGGCCAGCTTCAGGTCATGGTCGATGACTGGACCCGCAGCATCGACTATATCAACGAGCAGAACATCATCCGTTTCCAGCTGATCTTCGTGGAAAGCGGTGACGACGTGGTGACGACGCCCACCGCCGACACCGCACAAGGGTCTGCCACGGCGGCCACCAACGCCACCAACGCCAATTCTGCCAGCTTCAACTCGGGCTTCGCGGGAGGCCTGGCATGAAGGCGCGCTTCACCGAACATGCCGGCGATATCGCGCGCACCACCCCGCTGCTGCATGACATCATGCCGATCGGCGCGGGCGAGACGCCGGTGGGTGTGACGCTGTGGCGCCAGGCCGATGGCCGCATCCGCCGCGTGCGCGCCGATTATCCCAATGGCTGGAGGCTGCAGTTCAGCATCTCGGTCAATGGTGTGGTCAGCCGGGTGCGGGCGAGCTGCCGCTTTATCGTCAATCGCGAGTTTCGGGCATGAGCAGCGGCACGCTGATCTCGGCCGCCGAGGCGGACACGGCGGTGCTACTGGCCGTGCTGCGCGCCGCCGCCACTAGCATCGACTTTTCCGCATCGGTGGCCGCTGCGACCTCGGCCAGCGGCGCGATCGACATCTCGGCCGTCTCCGGGCTGTCGCTGCTCGCGCAGATCGACGCCGTCAGCGCCAATCTCTCAATCCTGATCTCCACGCCGGCCACGCTGGCCAGCAGCCTCATTGCCCTGGTGCAGGCCTTCGCCGGCACTAGCGTCGATCTGCTTCAGCTCGCCGATCAGCTGGCCGCCGCCAACTGGACCTGGCCGTGGGTGTGGAACGGCGTTTATGCCCTGCAGATCGGCGCCAATCGCGACGCGCTTCAGGCGCTGGTGACCAATCAGGCACTGATCGAGGCGGTGCGTGCCTCGGCCACCACAACCTTTGCCACCCAGCAGGCCGCCTTCGCGCTGGGCGATGATCTGGCCCGGCGGATCGATGACGCCATCCGCAATGCATCCTCGCGCAGGATGCGGGCCTCTTTCCGTGCCCTCAAGACCGCGCTGGTGGCCGATATCAACACCCGCGCGGCACAAGCCACGGCGCTGGTAAGCTGGGTCAATGTGGGCGACGTGCCGGCGCTGGTGCTGGCCAGCCGGATCTATGATGATCCGACGATGGCGCCCGATATCGTGGCGCGCAACGACATCGCCAATCCGCTGTTCGTCGGCGCGGGCATGCTGACCATCCTCAGTCCGGGGGCAGCATCATGAGCGATATCGTGCAGCTCAAGGTGGGTGGCCAGATCTACACTGGCTGGACCGCCGTCTCGATCGACCGCGAGCTGGGCGCGCCTTCCGGCAGCTTCTCCTTGAGCGTTACAGAGCAGTGGCCGGGCAGCCAGGCCACCCATCGCATCCCGCCGGGGCTGCCCTTCCAATTGGCGATCGACGACACCCCGCTGATCACCGGATGGACGGACGATATCGACCCGTCCTACGACAGCACCAGCCACACCGTTTCGATCAAGGGCCGCGATCGCACCGGCGATCTGGTCGATTGTTCGGCGATCGTCGACGGCTCGGGCGGCTGGAATGGCGTGAGCGTGATGGACATCGCGCGAGTGCTGCTGAAGCCCTATGGTATCGCGATCAAATCGAGCGTGGCGATCACCGACAAGGTGCTGGCCGGGCATGATATCCAGATGGGCGAGAGCGTTTGGGAATGCCTTGAGAGGGCGCTTCGCCTCTATGGCGTGACCGCCATGCCCGATGGGCTGGGCAATCTGCTGTTGACCGTGCCTGGCGCCGGCCCGGCGCTGGCCGAGCTGAAGCTGGGCGGCGCGATCCTTTCCGCCTCGGGCAGCCTTTCGGGCAAGGATACCTTCTCGGACTATTACGTGCTGGGGCAATTCCCCGGCGGCGGCGATACCTATTCCGACCCGCGCGTTTCCAACGGCGCCTTCGCCCATGCCAAGGACCCCAACGTCACCCGCTATCGCCCGCTGATCGTCAGCGTGGAATGCAACACGGTGAGCCAGGACTTCCTGCCAAGGCGCGCGAAGTGGGAAGCCGCGCACCGCTCGGGCAAGGCGCGCAACTGCACCATCAAGGTGCAGGGCTGGCGCGATGCCAAGGGCGCCATCTACGAGCCCAACAGCATGGTGCGGGTGGAGGATGATTTCCTCGGGCTGCACGAGAGCCTGCTGGTGAGTGGCGTGAAACTCGCGCTCGATGACGGCGGCAAGGTGACGGACCTGAAATGCACCCGGCTTTCCGCCTTCGTGCCCGAAACGCTGCCCTACGAAGACCCCTACGATAACAGCGGAGCCACCAAATGATCCGCTTGATCAACAAGGTGGTTGCGCCGCTGGGGCGGGCCGTGCGCGGCATGGTGCTGCGCGGGGTGATCACACTCGTGAACGATGCGGCAGCGCTGCAGCGGGTGCAGGTGCAGCTACGCGCGATGCCGCAGGCTAGCGGCGGCCCGGCGGGTGCGGAGCTGGCCGACGATCTGGAGCGGTTTCAGCAATATGGCTTTACCGCCTCGCCGCTGGAAGGTGCCGAGGCGCTGGTGCTGGCCGTGAATGGTGTGAAGGCACATGGCGTGGTGATCGCCGTGGATGACCGCCGCTATCGCCTCACCGGGCTGCCAGGCGGCGATGTCGCGATGTACGATTTTCGCGGTCAGCTGGTGCGCATGTCCGCCACCGGCATCACCATCTACACGCCGCAAACCATCACGCTCGATGCTCCCAACGTGGCGTGCACCGGCAATCTTCAGGTGGCCGGCGACGTGCAGCTGGGCGGCGAAGGCGGCGCGGCGGTGGCGCGCGTGGGAGACACGGTTTCGGGCGGCGTGATTACCTCCGGCAGCAGCAAGGTGACAGCGGCATGACGGATCTGGTGCTTGGCCTGAACCCCGCCTTTCAGGGCTTCGATCTGGTGCTGACCGATACCGATCTTGCCACCGATGATGGCTGGACCGGCGCGGTGATCCTTTCGGCCTTCGTCGATCGGCGCGCCCATGCCGATGACAATTTGCCGGCCGGTGCCGATCCGCGCGGATGGTGGGGCGACCGGGTGCAGCCGCTCGCCCGCCCGCAAGCCGGCAATGGCGCCAACCCCGACCGCATCGGCAGCCGCCTGTGGCTGTTCGAGCGTGAGGTCCAGTCCGCCGCCAATCTGGTGAAGGCCAAGAAGATCCTCGCCGAGGCCTTCGCCTGGATGACCGAGGACGGCTACGCCACCGCACTCGCGATCAGCGTCTGGTATCCGCGCCTTGGCGTGCTGGGCTTCAGCATCACCGCGACCTGGCCGGATGGCACCACCAGCACCCACACCGACGAACTGAGCTGGGGGGGCGTCGCATGACCTATTACACGCCCGATATCGACACGATCTCGCTGCAGACGAATGCCGCGATCGTGAGCGCCATGCGGCGCGACCCCACGCTGCCCCGCTCGATGCTGGGTGTGCTGGCCAAGGCGCTGAGCGGCGGGGTCGATGGCCTGTATGGTGATATCGACACTGTCGCCAAGGACATCATCTACGACACCGCCAGCAAGAACGCGCTGATCCGCTGGGCCGGCATCTGGGGTCTCACCCTGAAGGTGCCGACGCCGGCAACGGGTGTCGTCGCGTTTACCGGCGGCATCGGCACGATCTTTGCCGGTGCGGTGATGACCCGTGCCGATGGCGTGCAATATGCGCTGGATGCCGATGTGACGCTGGTGGGCGGCGAGGCCGAGGGCACGGTCACCTGCCTTTCCGCCGGGGCCATGACCAATTTTGGCGACGGCGCGACGCTGACGCTGATGTCGCCGGTCAGCGGCGTGTCGTCCACAGTGACCAGCTATGGCCTGTCGGCCGGCGCCGACATGGAAACGGCGCCCGAGCTGCTCGCCCGGCTGCTGATCCGCATCCGCCAGACGCCGCAGGGCGGATCGCTGTCCGATTACGAGGAGTGGGCGCTTTCCGTGCCCGGCGTCACCCGCGCCTGGGCGGTGAAGGGCTGGAATGGCGCCGGCACTGTCGGCGTGCTGTTCATGTGCGACGATCGCGTCAATCCGATCCCGCAGAGCGCCGATGTCGCGGCGGTGCAGGCGGTGCTCGATCTGATGGCCCCGGCGCCGGGCGCGGCCTATGCCATCGCGCCAACCCCGGTTCCGCTCAACTACTCGCTCCATCTGGAGCCCGACGGTGCGGCAATCCGGAACGCGGTGCAGACCGATCAGGCAGATCTGATCGCCAGCACCTGTGTGCCGGGCGGCACGCTGCCGCTCACCCAGATCAGCGCGACCATCTCGGCCGCCGCCGGCGTCGTCGATTTCGTCCTGTCCGAGCCGGTGGCGAACGTCACCGTGGCGGCGGGCAGCATCACCACCATGGGGGTGATCACATGGGTGTGAAAACCGCCACCGACTATCTGAAGGTGCTGCAGCAGCATCTGCCGCCCGGCTCCGCGCTCACCCGCGATCCCTCGGCCAATCTGACCCTGCTGCTGGGCGCCTTTGCCCAGGTGCTGGCTGATGTGGATGCCTCCGCCGCCGGCCTTTATGACGAGGCCGACCCGCGCACCACGAGCCAGTTGCTGCCTGATTGGGAGCGCGTGTGTGATCTGCCCGATCCGGCCGTGGGCGGCGCGCAGCAATCGCTGGTGGAACGGCGGCTGTGGCTGCTGATGCGGCTCACCGCGATCGGGGGCCAGTCGGCTGCCTATTTCATCGCGCTGGCGGCCCAGCTGGGCGCCATGATCACCATCACCAAATACCAGCCCTGGGGCTGCGGCTACGGCATGACCGGCCGCGACCAGCTGAGCGGCGATGGATCGCTGTGGTTCCTGTGGCAGGTCAATATGCCCAACCCCATCGTCTATGCCTTTCAGGTCGGCGCGTCACAGTGCGGTGATCCGCTCGGCTACGTGCGCACCGGCGTGATCGAGGCGCTGTTCGAGCGCTACCAGCCCGCGTGGGGCACCCTCATTTTCAACTACGGGAGCAGCTGACATGCAGCGGGTTTCAGGCGCCAATTTCCTCGTCAATGGCGCGGGTGCGGGCAAGAATACCTATCAGGATTACAACCCCGCCACGGGGCAGGCCGGCACGACGCCCAATGCCGCCGCGCTGACCGCGATGCAGGAGGAGATCACCTCGCTGATCGAGTGGCAGGGGCTGGTGCTCAACCCGGCCGACAACACCCAGCTGCGCCAGGCGATCATCGCCTATGTGGCATCGCGGACCAGCACTTATGAGACGGTTGCGGCGGCTACATCCTCTCTGGCGGCGGCCGTGGCCGGCCTCGACAATCCGGCCGAGGTGTCGGCCGCGATCGCGGCGGCACTGGCGACCTATGCGCCACTTGCTTCGCCGGCCCTCACCGGCACGCCCACCGCGCCGACAGCGGCACCCGGCACGAATACCACCCAGATTGCCACAATGGCCGCTCTACACGCCGCGCTGTTGGTGGGGCAGGTCAACTCTTACGCCTCTAATGCCAATGGCATGGCGATCGGGATCATGATCGGCGGAACGCAGTATTACCTGCAGTTCGCGGTGGGTTCGGCCGTCAACGTCAACGGGACGCAGACGGTGAATTTTCCGGTTCCCTTCGCCAATGCTGGCGCGTTTTGCTTCCCCACCCTGAACACGTCCGGCAGTTTCTACAGCAATGGCACGCCCAGCATCCAGACATCGGGAGCGGCGACCACGGGGGGGATCGCCGTCTTCATCCAGTCTGGCGGCGGCCTTGATGGCTCGACCACACCCTATGTCATCGCCTTCGGATCGTAATTACTCGGGAGATTGATCATGAGCGAAGATCCTGTCGCCCGCCTGCTTGCCGAAGAGGCCGCAGCCGTCACCTCGGCTGCCGTGGCTTTGGCGACGCCTGAAGCCAAGACGGCCAATTATACCGCCCAGAGTGGCCAGGTGATCCTGGCCGACACTAGCGCCGGCAGCTGGACGCTGACGCTGCCCGCGACCGGCGGCCGTGTGGTGGTGCGCGATAGCGCCGGGGCATGGAGCACACACCTGCTCACGATCAACGGCAATGGCGCGAATATCGCGGGCTCACCCACCTTTCTGGCCGATGCCAGCGGCTTCGAGATCGTCTTCAACCTGATCGGCGGCGCCTGGCGCTACGCCCTCACATATCTTTACGGAGGCTGACTTGACCGGAACATCCCTATCCCAGTCGCTGCCGGCGTCGGCCGCCAATCAAGCTGCCGTCCAGTCTGCTCCCGGTACGAGCGCAGCTGCCGCTGTAAACATGCAGGGTATCCCTGGCGGCAACCCGGTGGCTATGCAGCCCGCCTATAGTGTCCCGGTATCCTACACACCGGGAACGACCTCGGGCGCCACTTTCGATGCCCGAGCCTATGGTAGCGTGACGTTCCATTGCACGGTGGCGGGATCGGCAGCCCAGGCCCTCCAGTTCAGTGCCGATGGCAGCACCTGGCCATCGGGCTCGAACATCACCGGCTATGATCTGCACGGTAATCCCGCAACCACGCTCGGCCTCGCGGCTTGCACCAGCGTCACCGTCAAGGGCGGCGGCTTTGTTCGCCTGAGCGGCGGTACCGCCGGCACATTCCTCGTCAGCGCTGGCCAGTAA